TATACTGCGGCTTATATTGTGTCTCGCCAAGCTGACCACCCTGCACAGATGCAATATACTGCGCTAGTTTTTGCTGTGGGCGAGCCTGCTCGAACTGATAACGCTCGATGTCAGCGGCAAGTTCTGCCTGCTGTTGAGCCTCACGAGCCGCGCCAACGCCTGCTAGTGTCTGTAGGTCAGCCATACCAAACTGTCGTGCCGAAGGAGCCTGCTGGATAGCAGCCTGCTGTGCCTCATAAGCAAATGGAGCCAGTGCCTGCCCCAAAGCTGCTTGCTGATAGCCTGAGCCATAACGACCAGCTTTAGCGGCTTGTGCTTGTACCTGCTCAACAACTGGACGGAATGCAGCGGCCTGTAGCGGGTTAGTACCCATCAGGTTCTGCATCACAACATCTTGTACGCCCTTGATGAAGGGGCTACCATTAATAGCTTGCTCACGAATGCCAGATAAAGCCATCTCAGACTCTGGTGAAAACCCAACAGTGGTTTGACCAGGATAATACTGAGGTGTCGGTGACTCATAAAGCTGTTTTGCTTCTGAGAGACCATATTCAATAAATGGCTTTTGGAACTCAGGGGGTTCTATAGTCGTACCCTGTACCGTTCTTACATTACCGCCGCCTTTGCTCATCTTATATTTCCTTTATCAATACAGTTGACGCTGGCTTATAGTCCTTTAGCTGGCGTTCCCAGCCCTTGCGTCCGATAATTTCCATTCCATCGCATCCGTGGCTTCTAGCCCATTCAACAATGCTTTTCTCAGCCTCTATAAGCTCATCCATCTCACCGCCTGCCAGCCAAATCCTGCATACGGCTCTTTTCGGGTAGTCAACTATCTCAGTCACTATAACAGAATTTTCAAGTGGAAAAAACTGTGCGCTACCGTCCTTTATAGCATCTACAACGTGTAGAAGGCTATGCGTATCACCAGAGTACGCAAGTGCGGCTTCAATGTGGTGAGCTAGACGTTCTAGTTCATCCAATGATAAGGTAGGCGAAATCTGCATCGTGTCCCTGATTGTCGTGATTAATAACCATAGTTCCGTTAGTGCTTGTACCGTCTATGTACGGATTATGGTGCCACGGATTGTGGTTTACCCCGCAAAAGAAAACCAAGCTAGATGTGGAGTATCTAGGCTCCTGCACAGTGGTCTGAGTTACGTTTGCTGGCAATGTCACATAGCCAACGCTGTTCAAGCCGCCGTTAATCGTGCGGTTTAGAACTTCAGCAATCTCGCGTGTCGTAGCCGTTATAGGATTTAAGATACGAAAGTTAGTTGTGCGCTGCTCAATAGTCATCGCCTGCCAACCTTCCTAGCCTCAATGTCCATACCCTGTGCATATGACCACTGGCCTGATAGCACCATCTTAGCCCTATGATAGCGGTCTTGCGCTCTGAACGGCACAAACCCAGCATCATTAACGCTACCAGCCGCTGTGTAGGCCACTAGGTCTGTATGTGCGCCTCTAAGCCCTATAGCCACCGTTACAGTGCCATCCTCGTGGTAAGGATACGCTCTTGTTACAATCGTGTGATTTCCTGTGGCAATGCCTGTCTCGCCAGTAACAATAGTGCCTTCTAGCGGGTCTCCAGAGAATGCGTGAATCTTATCGCCCAATGCACCGCCAAACAGGTACTGACCGCCCTTATACAAAGAGCTATCAAGTGATGCTGGCAACGCATCTACTGATGCAGCAATCTGGTCTAGCCCCTCCAGCGTGTATGCGGCGGTGAAGAATGGTGCCACAAGGTCAGCGCGAACTGTGGCGTATGACCACCTATTCAAAGCATAGTTGTAGATAAGCAGGCGGTCTGGCGTTGTGTCGATGGCACTATTGCTGACATATGACCAAATAGCCAACTGGTTTTGCGGGTCAACCACAGAGGTCATCTTGTCTTTGTAGCCAAAGTTAAAATCATCGAAGAACCAGCGGTTAATCTTTTCTGCGCCGATTGGCTGTGAACGAGAGCCGTCAAATGAGTAGAAGCCATCGTCAGACAGGTAGAACACCAGATGACCAATGTTGCAGACAGAGCCAGCAACCTGACAGCCGCGAGCAGTCTCAACCTTATCGAACTGCCAGATTAGCGGTGGGCCAGTATATGTGGCGCGAACAATAGCTCTCTCCATAAGGATAGTAGCATATTCACCGCCTACCAAGCCGGTAATCGCGCCAGCGTCAGGGATGTCCTGGAAATCAGATTGCTCTGTGCCAGCCGTCCAAGCTGTCGTGTCGTTAAAGCCAGACCAATAGCAGCGATACGGCACACGACCGGAACCCTCATCAATGTTCGCCGTCCAAACAAAATCACGCACGGCAGCAATAAAATCTGCCTTTGGGGCATCTGTAGACAATACGCTAAATGCGCTGTCAGTAGAGACGTTGAACTTTTGCAGTTCTTCACCAACACCACCAGCAGCAATAACCTCTTCACCGAACTTGACGAAACGCCAACGCTCTTCTGATGTCAGCGAGTATCCACCTGCCGCACTAACGTCATCAAGCGTAGAACCTGTCTGATTAAAGAGGTATAATTTACCGCTATCACCAGCAAATAGCTTTACGTTGCCGGTTTTGTCTTTAGCTGAAAATATGCCTAAAATAGTGCTATCCGCACTATCAGAGTAAGCCACAAACTCACCAAGGCTGCGATAGCCATTATAGGCAGGCACCACGTTATGTGCGTCAGTAACGCCAGCATTTAAGTAATCCGGCTGGTCAGGCAGCCATTCTCCGAACTGTATCATTGTGTCGCCCAAACCTCACTGCCTACTGTTACAGTACCCCAAATCCCGCTTCCTACAGCAACATCACCCCATACCTCTGAGCCTATTGCCACATTGCCCCAATCTTCACCAAGACGCTTGGCATCGCATACAACGCTTACAGAGGCATCTGATGTGCCTGCCATAACGAATATACCATTGGATGCACTGGTTGTCGTTACAACTACATTAGGAGCCGAATCAACAGAGTAAACTACCCTTGCAATAGATGATACGTTGACAGAAGACGAAACACTTGATGTAAAAGGTCTAATTCTTTTTATATCAGCCGTATCAGTGACAGCAACGCTCACAGATGCGTCCATTGTTCTAATAGGTGTTATAACGGCGGCAAAGTTAGCAGCACCTGTTACAGAGCCTGCCATCTCACGGATGCGTGTGTTATCTGCCGTAGCGGATGCGGAGATAGATACCGCTGCTGGCATTTCAATGGCAAACTGTACCTCTGCTGCAACAGTGATTGCTGCTGTAGCAGTGCCTTCAAAGTGCTTTACCTCTAGCTGGTCTAGCTGGTCTAACGTCAGCCCATATGCGTCTAATTGCTCAAGCGTACCCCAATTATCTAGCTGTTCTAGGTCAGGGTTTGACCAATCAACTTTAGTAAGCAGTAATGCGCTATCCAGAGAATATGGAAGCGCATCAATACTGCCAGTAAAGTTATCTAGGTGCGGGGTGCCTGTAGCCATTAGCTACACCTACGCTGCTGTAACGTCTAGGTCGCCAGCAGAAATCTTTAAGATGTCACCTGTGTCAATCAGCTTTGCAGTGGTAAACGCACCGTGGATAAGCAAGTTACCCGCGCTACTAGCGTCAAACAGACCAAAGTGGCTTACTGTACCCCAGCTTGCTGTGGCTGCTGAAAACTCAATAGCCGCGCTGTTGTCAGCCGTGCCAGAAGCCGCTGCATTAAACGTAGCTGCTACACGAGCATAGCCATTGCCGGTAAGCTCTGTACCGCTGTTATCGTCAGCAAAAGAGCCTGTAGAAAGGCCGACATACACAGCCGTTGGCATCGTATATGCGCCGGTAGATAAAATATGGTCGAGAATTTCATTCTCAAGATAATCACTCATTGCAGACATAGTTTATTTCTCCGCTGCTGTATTCTGCCGCAAATAGACAGACTTGGTTTGTAATGGCCCTGTGCCGTAATGTGAACGCTCCTCATCCAAACGCACCTCATTTATAGCACGAGTGAACTTTTCATCATACTGTGCTGCTCTTGTCTCATCCAGCAAGTAGATATACGCCTCAGTCAATGCACCGTACAAATACACATCTGGCGAGCGCAAAAACAGCGTTGGAGTGCTAACCGCTGATAATGTGTCCACAGAGCCTATATACATAATCTCAGCAGTATAAGCAGCATCTGGTACAGGGCGTAGCTTCATCTCCTTACCAGCAATGCTGTAGCCTCTAGGCTTGCCCAGACCGTTGCTAGGATACTGTGTGTCCAAGCCTGTCGGTGATGCGTAGTTCAACACCGTCAATGGGCTTGTAAGCAGCTTAACCTCACGAACCTCACGCAAATCTGTAGGCAATGCAATGTACTCGTCACCAGGCGTTAGCGTAGCTTGTGACCGCTTCTCTTGCTCACGAGTTTCTAGCTCACGATTGATGCGGGCTTCGGCAAGCTGAATAAAGTCAGGAATCTGAGCCGTTAAATCGCTACGAGCCAAGAAATTGGCGATTGATGTCTGTAAATCAGCGTAAGATGTTATAGCCATTAGATATTACCGCCGCCTGTTCTAAAAGCTCGGTTCTCGTTGCTGTTGAGCCACGCCTTCCAAGCCTTCGGGTTTTCGCTAGGCTTGCCCAGCGTTTCTAATAGGTGATGATACACGACATTAGGTATTTCCGCTATATGCTGCATATGACGCTGAGTGCCACGCAAGCCGCCATAACGCCAATCATCATTCATCTGCTTGTTAATCTTCAGCAGGTTGTCGAATTTCTGGGTAGTCTCAACAACGGTAGAGCCGTCAGAGTCCTGGTTCCAATAAACCTCTTTGCCAGTGGCAGAGTCTTTAGATAGTAATCTTTTCATAATATCCCCTAATGGAAAGAGAGGGCGGTAAACCCGCCCCCTCAATGTTACTTAGGCACCTGACAAGTCGAAGATACCAGCGTGTGCTTTTGGAGCTTGTACTTTCAAAGCCCACTCAGTCACAATCTGGAATTTCTCAGCGTCACCTGTTGGCGCGATTTCGTTCTCAGCAAAGTTACG